TGAGATGTGTTTTTTTCACATCTTCTTTCATCTGTTCTTTGTTTTGAATTGCATCAATTTTATATAAAAAATCTCTTATGTCCATTATTTTTTCTTACCTTTCCCTGAAATCGGTGACATTTTATTCTTGCTGTCGTCTTCGCTTTTTATTACATTTCCACCTGGTTTGATATCGCCTGCGGCATCCGGGGCTGATCTTTCTTTACGTGCTTTTTCTAACTCTTTCAATAGTTCCATAACTCTCATTGAACCTGCTGACTTTTGTTCATCTTTTGAATCTTCATAAGCAGAGTTAAGTTTTGCCTCGTATGGTTCATCTGACTTAGGTTCTTGATACGCTTCCTGAGGTTCATTTGGATTTCTCACAATGATATGACTTTCAGGCAAGTTACAGTAAGTTTTGATGTATTGTTGTAGAACTTGCGTTGTTGTTGGGTATTGTAATTCTGTTTCAAAATAAGTTGCTCTTTCATTTTCTAGAGCAGGAAAATCTAATGGTCTTTTTTGTATTGGAGTTTTCTTGCCATTGCCCATCTTCACAACCACAAACTTTTCCAATGCTGACTCTAGATGGTCAGCAAAACCTTCAGGCAACTCGCCCGCAACACCTATTTTAAATGGGTATGTTTTCGTGCTTTCTGCTAGTATCTGTCGTAATCTACTTGTCATCGTTGTATTTATCCATCTTTTTTAGTTTTTCCAATAAACTGTTACGGTCTGATATTACATATCCTTCACCTTGCACCACGTTTGAGTCGGAATCACCTGTTTTAATGTCTTGTTTTTGTTTTTTTAGTTGTAAATCGACCATTTTTAACTTCTTATCTATTTTGGCAACTTTGGCATCTAATGTGGTTTTAAGCATTTGTCCTGCTACCTCAAAAATACGTGCTGAATATCTGCTTTCAACATTCATGCCTAAATCCATGAGGTCTTCATAGGCTGTGATTGCTCTTTGTCCCACATCGTCCAGTTCAGCATCTCCCATTTCACCTAACCCTTCTACTTTTGGTAATGCCGCCGCAATTTTATCAAATTCGGCAATGTTACTCATTGTAGACTGCTGTTGTTCAATGCTTTTATTTTTCTTTTCTACTTTTTTCTCTTCCACTTTGGCTTTGTCTTGTTCTTCTTTCACAATATCCTGTGATTCTGGAAGATTGAGTAGTTCTTCTAATTTTTTGGTCATAACTTATATTTCTATTTAGTGTATGCTATGGTCTCTGACTTGTACTTTTTGGTTTGGTATCCAAGTGATTCTAGGTAGGCTTTACAATTATCTGCTTCGTTTCTTTTGTTTTCAAACATTATGGTTGGCATATATTTCTTTATGGTTTGTTCTGCACCTTGGCAAACTTTTAATTCATACCATTCAACATCTATTTTTATAAAATCTACATCTTCAAAATTATAATCATCTAAACATTTAACAGAAATTTTGTGTTCAATGATACCTTTACCATATCTTATAAGACTACCATGAGCAGGATTTCCAGTTCCGCCAGGAATTTTAAGTGTTTTTATCTCATGTTGATTGCCTAGAGCAACATTATATTTTTCAATTATGTCTGGAATTTTTGGAAATGTTAAAGGACTGGGTTCAAACGCAATAACTTTTTTAAAATCATTTACAAATGGAACAGAAGTGTCTCCATCAAGAGCACCAACATCTATGTATGTTCTAAAATTTTTAATGAAAGGCCACGCCCATTCTTTTATTTTGCGAACGCTCATTAACCTTTTCTACCATTGTGAAAAATATCTTTTTCATTGATTACTCTAAACTTAAACCCTTTGTTCTTACACCACATTTGAGCACTCATCCATTTGGCTTTGTTTATAATCAATTGTGCTTGATTGTATCTATTCTTTCCAACTTTCTCTACCAGTGTTTGATTTTCTGGTTTTATTTCTATCACTTCTGCGTGTGGCTTCCCATTTTTATCTGTGTATGCAATAAAAAAATCAGGAACATAAATTGTGTATTTGCCTGTGAGTGGATGTTTATACGGAATCTTTATCGATTCGTTAGCCCATTTTTGTATGCTAGGACTTTCGTCACAAAATCTCATAAATGCAAATTCCCAACTGCTACGATACAATGGAGTTCTTCCTCCAATGTACTTGTCTGGAAATTTCATTTGGAATCTACCTTGAGCGAACTTCGCCATTGGATTATACCACTATGTTTCTTTTTTCAGATAAACTGTTTTCAGTTTTTACTTTGTATCCAAGGGAAGATGTGTTTGATCTGTTATGGTTTAAAATTTCTGTTACAATATAACTCAATTGAACTTTATCCATACCTTTAAGTGTATCTAACAATTCAAAAACTTTTACTCCGTCAATTTTAGCCTGTTGTAGTATCACCGTGGCAGTTGAAATACTTGCTGTTCTATCAAAACCTCTTGATTCAAAAAATCCAACCACAGCATCAACATCATTGCTTGGAAAAGAAAGAGTATCATTGAAATAATTATTGAAAAATTCTTTTACTGGTCGATTGCTATCGTTGTTGTTACTTGGTAAATTTGACATTATCTATTCCTTATTAATGCTTTTGTTACTGCTTTTAAACCTGAACCAATATTTGAAGCACTTCTTCCTATAAATGTGTTAGGCACACCGTAGGCTTGATCTGCTGTGTTTCCTATTCTTCCAATTGCTCCTGTTAAAATATTAAAACCTTCTTGTTTTAATCCTTCTTTTGATAATTTTTTAGCATTTTTTAATCTGTTGGCAGTTCGTATTATTGAACCCAATGTGATTCCTCCTCTACCTCCACCTAATTGACTACCAATGTATGTATATGGTCCGTCGTTGGCTCCAAACAGACCTGAAAGAATTCCTCCTGTACCTAATAAACTTGTGGATCCTCCACCTGATAAAGAATTAGGTGATGGGGTTTTATCGTAATGCTCTTGACCAAATCCTGCTGGAGCACCGTTGGCTTGAACTCTGCCTCTTGAATAAAACACTGCTTCATATTCCACAGTCATCTGATTCTGTACTGGTGCAGACTCTTGATTGTTCATTGTGTCGTGTTGCCATCTTTGCACAATTGGATTTACCAGCGTATAGCAAGTGTAAGTTTTTCTTGCCATCTGATAGATTTGTATGCTGGTAAAAAACGGACCTTTAGTGGATGTGTCTAATCCAAATCTATTTTCTGTATTTCTATTTTTAGTTAGTCCTGCACTTTTGCTGTATGATCTGTTTGTGTTTGTAGATTGATTTCCTTGAGTATCTTTTGATCCATAATTTCCGTCATTGTAATAATATCTATAATATGTTTCCCAAAGAGCAGTTGTTACTCCATAATTGTCATCATGAAATGTGATGTTGATTGGATCGTATGAAATTTTTGTTTGTATTTTTCTTTTTACATTGTACTGTTGTGCAGTTACCATGTCCACAGTGTATTGTGGTAAGTCTACTGATTTTACCAACATATTCAATTCACGTTGATGATTGCTTAATGGTGGATCAGTTACTTTTGCTTGTGGGTTTATGTTGAATACAACATGGTATAAAAACTTTTGTTTGGGTGCTAATCTAAAACTGTCATCAACATACAACCTTGATGCGTGAGCAAAATCTGCCAAATTACCTTTTGGATTCAAGGTACCTTTGAACACATTATCTAAAAATCCTTTGAGTAAATTTGCCATATACTGTATTTATGTACGGGAAAAATGTGATGTTTTAAAAACAAAAAAGGGGCCGAAGCCCCTTATTGCTTTATAAATGCTTACGAAAATTACGCACCGCCGCCTGTAATTAAAGTGTTTACAGTTCTGCCTACAGCAGTTCCTACGCCAGTACCTTGAGGTGTTTGTATAGCATTATCATATCTTAGTGATAATGTTACTGTTACAGGGTTACTTTCACCATATGTTAATTGGTTATAGTTTGCGTTTTCAATGTAGCAACCATATAGTTCAAATGTTTCTAAAACATTAACTTGGTTGGCACCATTCGCACCGTCTGTAATTTCTATTCTTGTAACGAATTTGTAATCGCTACCTGAAGCCGCCGCACTCATTTCAAAGAAGTCAAATTGTTTTTGTAATTGTTCACCAACAAGTTTTTGAACATTGTTAGAAACATCTTCTCTTAATGTAAGTGTTACAGTTTCCCAACTGTGTTTACCTGCTAGATATACTTTTGAGTTGTAAACATCAATTGTTGTTGTTTCGAAAGTTAAATTGGGTCTTGTTACATCTACAACTTGTTTTGTAAGTTCAGTAGTTGGTGTAGATACACCAAAGTTTTCAAGACTTACTCTAAAACGATACTGTAACTTTGGCATTAACAGACCTTGATTAGAAGCAGATTGGTTACTGTCTAAAGGTACTGTAATTTTTGATAGTGTAGATATACTCATTTGTTTCTCCTATAATATTTATCTTATTATAATCCTGCTATTTCACCAGTGTTTTTCAATCTTAATGGTACGTAGATGAACTCAACTGCTTTGACTGG